TAGAGATAGATATGATAGACAATATGGCAAAGGAAATTGGAAACTTAAAAATCAAGCTTGGGATATTAAAGAAGAGGTTGAAGCATTGGGTATGACAGATTACAAAAACAATAAAGGATTTAGTACCGATGCCTATTTTACGGTAGAAGTTGACGGAAAAACAATTCTTGATGAGGTTTCATTGAAACAAGATAAGAGAGCAAACTTATTAAATGGCTCAACCAGTAGAGTTTACGACATATTAATGAGAGGAAATGGAACACCAGAACAAGTTAAAAGATATGATGATTTAAATTATGCATTAGAACCACTAAAAGAAGTAGAGAACGACACAAGTATACCTTTAGAAACTCGAAAAGATATAAAACGACAAATTCAATCAATTACAGGTCAGTTAGTTGAATTGGAAGATGACGTAATTCCTAACAAAATACCAGAAAATCTTGAGATAACAGTAGCACAACAAAAACAAGATGAAGGTCATACAAATAATATCAAAAAAAATGAAAAGCAATTGAATGATACAATTCGTAATTTTGCAAAAATGTCTGCAGAGGAACAAGATAAACTTCTTGATAGGGTTGGTAGTAATAAACCACCAAACTTAAATCAGGATTCAAGTATATCATTTAGGAACAAACAAAGAAAGCAGATGAAAAAAATACTTGACCATATCAATAGTGGTAAAAGTTTAAATGATTTAAGACTGACAAAAGATATGAGAAAATCATTGGCGACCGTATATTTGATGACACCGGAAGATAGTGAAGCAAGAAAAGGTTGGAAAGAAATAAAAGATACTTCAAGACAACACTCAAAAGATGTTGCAAAATATCTATTTGAAAACGAAGAAGCAAAACAGGGATTGATAAAGTCAATCAGAGAAGACTTTCCATTACAAGCATTACTATCTGGTGAAGAAAGTATGGCTCTTGGTGATTTAAGTGCAGACAAAGGAACATTAAAAGCAATATTCGGTACAGATGATTTTAATAAAATTCAACAGAACTTAACGGTCGTTGGGGATGCTCTTGTATATACATCTGGTTCTGGTAAGCAAATTCCAGTATCTACAATCGTATCGAGACCAGACGGAATCGGATACGGAGCAAGTTGGGAGGTAGAAATGAAGTTACATAAAGGATTCGCAGAGGAATTAGAAATACAAAGAGATAAAGGTAAGTAATGAGAACTCAATTACTATGCACATTCACCACTAAACAAAAATTAAACGAAGTCGTAGATATCGTCGTAACGTGTAATGATGTATTGTATGAAAAGATATATGTGTTTCAAAATTCAAATGAATTAAATCAATTGATTTGTACATACAACATAGAATACTCACACGACTATCAAGAAAACATCATAGATACAATATCACTACATAGAAAAAAACAATCCAATACATTATATACAATCAATGCATTAAATGAAGTCATCAGAGAGAAGAATGATGGCGTATTAGACAAATCCTATATGGTGGATTGGTTAGAGTTTGAAAACACATTGTTATTAACCAACGAAATGGGTCTGCAAAAGATACCAACAAAGATATTCCAAATCATAGATACATCGGTTTGGGGTAAAAAATAAAAAAAAATTAAAAAAAAATACATTTTGAGATTTCTATAGTATATATATATATGTAATAACAATTAGTTATTTGACAATTTGGAATTTGAAAGTAGAGAGAATTATAAACTCTTTATGGGATTGGCTGAATAATGGATGCCTCGAAAGAAGTCCATAAAGCAATCCATTACAGAATCGTGGTGATTCAATCGATGCTAAATGTTGTGTCGGTTTTCTTTGACAAAAGATGTAGTATGTATTTTCGTAAAAAAAAAGAAGCGATTCTTTGACTTCATTGTGGGTAAGGATAAAACCTAAATCCCACCTCGTGACAGAATTAGCCCAAAGTTAGAGGGGTAATGTAATCACATAGGAGTTGTATCCACTCGGACGATTATTAACCATAATTGAAGAGCACTATCATAACCGATAGATGTGAGGTATGAAGTAAACAAATCTAACCCGAAAATTATAGGTACACGCAAGTCCTATATCCCCATTATAATTCCAAACATTTTAAAAGCCCCAACGATTTTTAGTTTCCACCTTTATATAGACTTAAAAAACAATGGGGCTTTTTTCTATAAAAAAATAAAAAAAAAGTATGTTTTTACAAAGTTCAATGATATATATTATTGTATCAAGGTTACTTGATTAACAAATGACAAATAAAATATAAAACAGGAGAATACAAAATGGACTTAAATGCAATTCGCAAACGTCTCGGTCAATTACAGACCACAAACAATCGCACATCAAGCTTATGGAAACCTCAACCAGGAAACCAACAAATTAGAATCGTGCCTTACGCTTTCAATAAAGATAATCCTTTTATTGAATTATTCTTTCACTACAATTTGAACAATCGTTCTTATTTATCACCAATATCTTTTGGTAGACCAGACCCTATTGAAGAGTTTGCTCAAAAACTAAAAGCAAGTGGTAATAAAGAAGATTATCAATTATCTAAAAAACTTGAAGCAAAGATGAGAACCTTTGCACCAGTTATAGTTAGAGGTGAAGAATCACAAGGTGTGAAACTATGGGGATTTGGAAAGACAGTTTATCAAGAACTACTTTCTATAATCGCAGACCCTGATTATGGTGACATTTCCGACCCGATAAATGGTCGTGATGTATCGGTTGAATTCATTTCAGCAGAAGAAAGTGGAGCAAGTTTCCCTAAAACAAACATTAGGGTTAAACCAAACCAAACACCAATTTCTGATGAACCATCAGTCTTAGAGTTAGTTAAATCTGGCCAAAAAGACATTACTGATATTTATCAAGAGCAATCATACGAGGAGTTAACAGGCATTCTAAACGAGTGGTTAAATCCAGGTGATGAAGAAAAGAAAGAAGAAGCTCCAAGTACGGTAGCAACTTCCAATTTAGGAACTTCTAAAGTGAAAGACACTTCAGAAGCTTTTGATGAATTATTCAATTCATAAATAATAACAATGTGGGGATTGAATTATTCAGTCCCCATCTTAACTATGGAGTAACAGAATGTCAGTAAATGATGTATTGGCTAAATCATTAGCCGACTCTTTAAATAAAAAATTTAAAGACACAAACAAGGTAGCATATTTCTTAGACGGAAGTGATACCACACCAACAGATATCAAGGAATTTATCTCAACAGGTAGTTCCACCTTAGACTTGGCTATAGCAAATAAGCCAAACGGGGGTATTGCAGTTGGAAGAATTACAGAAATCAATGGATTAGAATCAAGTGGTAAATCTCTACTTGGTGCACACATCTTAGCAGAAACTCAAAAGAAAGACGGAATAGCAGTATATATAGATACTGAAACATCAGTCAGTCAAGAGTTTATGGAAGTCATTGGTATAGATTTAACTAAGATGTTATATTTACATTTAGAAACCGTAGAAGAAATCTTTGAAGCAATTGAAGAAATCGTAACCACAGTCAGAGAATCTGACAAAGAAAAATGTGTAACGATATTAGTTGATTCATTGGCAGCCGCTTCAACAAAAGTTGAAATGGAAGCAGACTACGACAAAGATGGTTGGGCAACTTCAAAGGCAATCATTATATCAAAAGCTATGAGAAAAATCACTCAAATGATTGGAAAACATAACGTAGCATTGGTATTTACTAATCAATTAAGACAAAAACTCGGAGTAATGTTCGGAGACCCTTGGACAACAAGTGGTGGAAAAGCACTACCATTTCACGCATCAACAAGAATTCGTTTGAAAAACCTTGGTCAAATCAAGGATACTAAAAAGAATACTATTGGTATGAAGTGTAGAGCCCAGATTGTCAAGAATAGATTAGGACCACCTTTGAGACACGCAGACTATGCTATGTATTTCGATAGAGGAATAGATAACTATGGTGGGTGGTTAACCGTGATGAAAGAGCATAACCTTATTAAAATAAGTGGTGCTTGGTATACATTAGTAGACCAGAACGGAGATGAACATAAATTCTTATCTAAAGATTGGGAAGACTTAATTACCAAGAATGATGAATTAAGAGAGTATGTTTACCAACTCATTTGTGATAAAGTTATATTAAAATACAAAGGAAAACTTGGTATTGATGATGTAGAGTTCACAGATGAGGTAATTGGTGATTAATAAAAGACACCTATCGATTCTGAATCAAATAAAAGAATCTGGCGGCAAAATAGATAGTGGGGAATCAAATGACTCGGTTTTATTGATTGACGGCATGAATTTATTCATACGAGTATTTTCAGCCATACCAACTACTAACGAGGACGGAGTTCACGTTGGTGGAATAGTTGGTTTTTTAAGGTCATTGGCATTCTCTATAAATATGATTAGACCTACACGCATAATCGTTGTGTTTGACGGTAAAGGTGGGTCTAATCGCCGTAGAAAGATATTTCCACAATACAAAATGGGAAGAAAGATGTCGTATCGTTTGAATAGAGGAAACGAGTATCTGACCCGTAATGAAGAGCAACAAATGATGATACGACAATTGAATCGTGTCGTGGAATATTTGGAGTGTCTACCAATTACTATAATCAATATGGAAAATATTGAGGCAGATGATGTCATTGGATATTGCACAAAACACGTTTTCAAAAATAAAGAAACCACCATTCTATCAACCGATAAAGACTTTCTACAATTAGTAGATGAAAATACAAAACTTTATTCACCGACAAAGAAAATAATGTATGATGAGGACAAAGTATTTGAAGAATATGGAATCCATCCTAAGAACTTTCTATTGTATAGAATGTTTGACGGAGATAAATCAGATGGAATACCAGGTGTGAATGGTGTCGGTATGAAAACACTAACAAAATTATTTCCATTTATGAAAACGGAACAGAAATATACATTAGATGATATAATGCGAAGTGCAAAAACACAAAAGAACACTATATGTGAACGAATTATGGAATCAAAAGATTTATTAGATATGAATAGAAGACTTATGGACTTAGATGATAGTATCATAACGGGCCAAACAAAACTTAAAATAAAGGAAATATCAGAAAGGCCAATTCAAAGGTTGATAAAGCACCGATTCCAAAAGATGTTCTTAGAAGATAAGTTATATCAGGCATTACCTAATCTAAATAGTTGGTTGGCAACAACATTTAATAGATTAAACTTTATGGCAGAGGACTCACAGAAATGAGATTTCCACTAATACAATTATATGGATTCAATGAAAGTAAACCTATTGTAGAGGTTGAAGGTATTGATGGTGAATTACAATGGGATACTTGTGATTTAAAGGGATTACCACCGAAACGACTTAAAGGTTCTATGACCGACCACGGAGCAGTTCCTAAAGGTCAATATGATAATTTACCTTCTAAGTTTACAGATATGAATGGTAATGAACATTTAATAAAGAATATTTATACAATACGATGAGCGATGGGTAGAAAAAGAAAATATAATACCGAAAAGGAACGTAGAGACGCCCAAAGAAAGTGGCAAATGGAACATTATCTACGCAATAAAGAAGAAATTAAAGAAAAAGCACGACAAAGATATCGT